CAGATTTGGGACACGGCTTCAATAGTTCCTGCAATTTTCATAAAGAATTTCATCACTCCTCCTACTGGTGTAATACCATCCCACGCTGCCCAAGCTGCTCTTACTTTTTTTACACCCTCGACTATCTTAACAATGGCATAAGTAACTGCTACTATCGCTGCTCCTATCAAAACAAAGGGCAACAGGGCAGTCCAAGTAACTGCTCCCAGTAATCCCATAGCCAAAGTAAAGGCAGAAGTTACAGCGGTAGCCAGTCCAATGGCGAGTGCCAATAAAGAGAAAGAAAGGACTAAACTTAAAACAAATTTACCTATCCAAGTGTTTAAAAATTGACCTATAAGGGAGAGCAGCCAGTCCAGTCCTGCTATTAGCCAACTGAAAGGACCATCCGCCAGTTCGCCTATGCTTATTTTTATATTATCCCATTTTTTTCCCATTTTATCTAAAGAGGCAGCTAAAGTATTATTTTTAATATTATACTCTTCTAGTAGTGATGTTCCTTTGTTAAATTCTAAATTAGAAAGCATTTGCTTTTTTCTTACTAAATCAGTATTATTAGCTATCTGTGCGAAAGTAGTAGATAATCCTACTCCTGTTAGTCCTAGTCCTTTTAGGGCTACTTTTAAATCACTTCCGCTTCCGTGCATTTCTACCATTCTCTCTGCAAACAGTAGCATAGCAGCGTTACCATCCTCATTTACTAATTTTTTGAAATTATCAGAACTTTCTCCTATTGCCGATGCCATTTGTGGGATGCTCGTTTGTAACTTGCCTAAAAACCTTTGTATAGAAGATGCAGCTGCTTCTGGGGATGCTCCTAATTGTTCTAGGGCTGCACCCAGTCCTAGAACTTGGGATGCAGTAATTCCAGCGTCCACAGCCACAGGACCGAGCCTTTTGGCAAAATCAGACAAAAAGGGAGCAGTAGCCAGTCCTGCTGCTCCTAGTGCATTGATAGCACTACCTATATTAGTAAGACCCTGCGCGACCCCGTACTGTTTATCTACTCCAAAAATACTGTTTATTTTACCTAATTCAGAGGCTACTTGTTCTGCTCCTCCAGAGAACTCGTCTCCCAAGGCAACTACTGCTTGATCTATGGCTATGGTAAATCCTAGAAGCTCTTTCTTGGCTACTCCTATTTGTCCTCCTATTTTACCTATTAATAATAAATCATCTAAAGAGGTTCTAGTATCTATTTTTTGTAGTTCTTTTCTATATGAGGTCAGCTCCTTAGTGGCTAGTCCAGTAGTTTTCTGCACATCCGCCATATTGTCTGACAGGGCTATCATTCTTTTTATAGGGGAGACAAATACCGCAGCCAGTACCGCTGCACCTATTCCCGCCATAATTAAACCAGATTTTAAGCGCTTCATAGAGCGTGCTATACTGTTCACGCTCTGTGTAGTTACTCCGTCTAACTTTTTAAATTTTAAGGCTATTTTATCGGACACCGAACTGAATCTATCTACAAGAGTAAACGCCACTCCCATACCTAAACCTCCTCCAGAAAATGTGCCTAATGCCATAACTAACTATTCTTTTGTTGTTCTCGTTGTTTTTCTTCTAGTTTCTTCTGTCCCCTCATCCATTTTAAAAACTTACTACGTTTTCTATATGAGAAGTTCTCGAACTCTTCTAATGTAATTGGAAGCCCATTGTCGTAAGTCAAAAAACACCAATCGTAATCTATGTCTCCATAGAGATACCCCTCTGTATCTATTACATCGTCTAAATCGCTTCGGAGGGGAAGAAAAAAGCCACCGTACTAATTACATCTAGTATTTCTTGCTTATCTTCTACTGGGTGGTCGAACATAATTTCTGTATCAACTCTACCCTCAAATTCTTTAATTTTTTTTCTTAAAAATTCAATATCCTTAATTCCTAAATTATCTAAATTCAAAGAAACTGGTATTACATCTTTTTTACCTTGCTCAAAATAAACTGGATTACGCATTTTAATAGGCGTATGAGAACTTCTTTTAGTTTTCGATGTAGATACACCAATCTTTTCTCCAGAGCCGTCAAGTAACGTAAAACGTACCTTTTTCTTGCTTCTAGGAAGTTCTATAAGAATATCTTTCTCAATTTCTTCATATTCTGAATAGTTTGCAGGCTCATACTCTTTTTTAGCATTCAGTTTTTTAACTGGAGTACTAGGAAAACGCCCCTCTGGAACTTTCTCTGAAATTTCAACTGTATGTTTCTGACCGTCTGCTCCTTTGTAAGTGTGCATAAAAACAAATTCATCTTCAAAATCTAAAGAGAATTGTCTAGCTTCTACTAACGCAGCATTCCTGTCGCAAGTAAGCATTTTTTCTTTAATGAATTTCTCATCAATATCAGTTTTACTTCCTACTCTCACTAAAATAGATGCTAACATTTCTGCTAACTTCTCATTGTGAGGTTTCTTGTTCTGTTCGGTAAGAATACGTTGTTGTTTTCCTGTTAATTCGGAAAGTTCGCACTCTACGCCACTCGGTAACTTAAATGTGTGTGTCATCACTTTTGTTTTTAATTAATAAGAACAAAAGTAGTCTTTTTTATAGTCTGCACAAAACGAAAAAAGCGCAACAACCTAATGTTACGCTTTTAATCTTTCTAAAGAATTAATGATTTTTACTTTATCGGAGTAACGTCATCTACAGATAAACTAACTGTTTCAATTACGTTTTCGTTTTGATTACCTCTTTTGTAATTACTATCGTCTGTTTTGAAAACCCAAACGCCCTCCCATAACCAACGGGTTAGAGTTGTAATTCCATCTGGAGCATATTCTTTGAATACTGCATCAAATTTATAATCAGCAGGCAATCCTTGTGCTGCTTTCTCCATTAAATCCCAAGCCCAAGTATCAGATACATCAGCAGGCTTAATTTTTTGAAGTTCTCCATCAGATATAGTTTGACCTCCTGCGGTCTTTATTTCTTTTCCATTTTCTCCACCGTGAACAACTTTACCAATTTCTTTAACTGGTTTCTTCACATCTTGAATTAATAGTTGATCCACTCCGTCAATTTCGAGAGCAAACCTAAATACTTTTCTTGCCATTGTTTCTAGTTTTTTAAATTATTAATTAGGTTGCCCAGATACCTCCTCGAAACTTGTACCAGAGTTAGTAACCGTTACTTTTACACCAACATATTTTAATCCTACTTTTGGCTTAATCCAAAGAATAAAAGTGTATTTACCTTTGTCAATGTCCTCTGTAGAATTAACTACTGCTTGTTCTATCTTATCAATGTTTTGGTCTCCTTGATACAAGTAATCCCAAATACCTCTTTTCTTTTTAACTTCTTTCAACAATGGATTAACTTTTCTCCAAATTGATTTCCAAGTTGCAATATCATTTGGCTCGAATAATTCAGATTTTGCTAAAGGCTTAACGGCTCTTAAAATGAAGATTAATAAATCTGCTACGTTTTCGTGCTTCAATAAAGTATCTTCTTTTTGTAGAGTACTGTTACCCCAGTAAACTAAACCATAATCTGCATCGTCTATAACTGGATTGATACCGTGAGTATCAACGTTATTAGCTTCTGTAATTCTGGCAGCGCTACCAAGATTATATCCGATACCTAATGCACCGTAAATCTTACCTCTTTTAGGGCCTGCTGCTGTGAACCATTCGTAATTAGTATTATCTTTATTACTGTAGTTTCCTGCTACAGATGATAATGCAGGAACTTCTGTTTCTAACCCTGTTACTGGGTGCGAAATTAAAAGACCCCCATAAACCATAGATGCTAACCAAGAATTAATAGCGGTATGAGACCAAGCCCCAGTTCCCTCTCTATATTCTATTGCAGTTGCTCCTGTAATTCCTGTAGGAGTTCTCAAAATTACTCTACAATCTTGTCTTGTATTTACATACGCTACTAATTTAATATCCAATGCAGGAATTGCTTTAGCAGGAATTGAAATACGAGTGAAGTCTGTAGCATTATCAAATACGTGTACTCCAGTTTCTGCTCCACTATCTCCAGTATAATCTGCATCTACTAAAGTGCCTGTATTAGTTCCTAAAGTTAGAGTGAAACTGGTATCTACGATAGTAGAAATATTAAATCCTGTTAAAGTTGCAGATTTACAATTTAACAGATTAGATTTAGTGTTTATATTGTGAGCCTCTAATTGAGCCTGTTCCGCAGTCAAAACTCCAGAAGCAGAAACTAATTCAAACTCCTCTTCTTCTGTAACCGCTCCACTATTGTCTATCCAAGCAGTAAGTACATACTTTCCTAAACTATTAGCAACAATTTTAAATTTCACTTTATTTCCCCAAGTACCGATACTTTTAGCCTCTATGAAACTATTAGTAGCTTCTTGCGAAGCAACTCCAGTTATAGTACTTTTATCAGTAACATCAGTATAATGCAAAACTCTACCAACTCGAAGTTTACATCCTGCATCCAATGCTCTTTTACATAATAAAGGAAAATCATTACCAATAACTAAACCTCCAAAATGTTTTTTATATTCAGCCCAAGTTCCCACAAGTTTATTTCCAAAACCTCTTTCGGTTTCTCCTAAAAAAGCGTGGATGCCTTTAAGCCCTGTGTTGATTAGAACAGAAATATCTACAACTTCTGCGCCTACTTTGGCTAAACCATTTGCATTCATAATTTTATTTGTTTTAAAATTTTCATTAATTCTATACTGCAATATTAAGAAATATTTTTATCTCTACCTAACTGACTACGGTATCACTTCTCCTATACCAATTTCAGTTATGTCATCTCCAGACGGTAGTTCTTTTACCTTGATGTCGATATGTTTAAGTACTGGAATTGTACCCTCATATACTTCTGCTGTGCTGTCTAACCAAACCTCTTTTAAGGTGTAATTATATATTTTTTCTATGAAGTCTGTACTGGTAACATTTACGTCTCCAGTAAAAACACATTGAACAGTTTTTGTATCTAAATTATGGCTTCCATCTACTATTGTAGCAATATTTTTAGACCAACCTAATGCTTTAAATATAACGTCAGTAATAATTCTATCTACTTTTACAGTATTAGTTATAATTCTTACTTCATATCCGACATCGGCAGACCTCTCTGGGTACTTTCTTTTAGTGTAACTTTCGATTACTTCTCCATTTTTATTAGGAGTAAAATATTCTGTGCCTCCTCCAAGTTCGCTAGGAACTATTGGCTTTCTGTTTATGATAATGCTATGAGATTGTTTTTTGTCTCTGCTTTCAGATGCACCCAAACCAAAAATTTCAATAAGGTACTTGCCTGTAGTTCCTTTTATAGTGTTTTTAGCCGTTTTATACGTCTCTTTTGAATTAAAAGTAGTAATGTCTGGTAGATGTCCTCTTTTTACAAGTTCTCTTCTTAAATGCTCGTAAATGGTTCTATCTAATGTTTCTAATGATATAATGTTTATCATAATCCGTATTTTTTAATATTCTTACTAAATATGATAGCAGGACGGCTATTAGAGTTCATAAACCATTCCATAGTTTCTTTGAAAGTAGGATGCCATAATTCTCTTTTGGGAATGTTTCCTGCAACGCTACCAAATTCGTGAACCGCAGCAATGTCCGCAATCACATTACCATCTGCATCTTTTGCAGTTTTCTTAACTCCTGCGTAAGATTTCATTTCAGATTTATCTACCCAACTTGTAATTGATTGAAAATAACTACTGGTAGCAACTAAAATATTCTCACTATGTCCTGCTCTTATCTTGGTAGCAATAGTGGATGGTTTTAAAGGTTTCCATCCTAAATCTTGCATAGAAATATGTTTCTTGGCAAGACCCTCTGCTTTCAGTCCCCAATGTTTTAAAGCAGTAATTTGAGCCTTTTCTAATTCCATAGGTAGATTGTTGATTAGTAAACCAATCTTGCTCCAATCTCCTACTTTGTCCATTCCTCCTGCCATTTTTACATAACTTTATCCGATAGCTTTCCTGTGATAATTAGTAGAACTGGTTTATCAGATAAAGGCCCATCGTAGTAAATATCCGTAACTCTATAAAGTTGTCCTTTCAATTCAAAATAATCTGCTTCTGCCGTGAATTTATGTTTATAGTTTGCCTCTATTAAATCTAATGCTTCTAAATCTTCTACATTTAAAGTTAGTTTTACATCATTCAAATCAAGATTTCCCTCCAGTCCCTCTTTTACATCTTCTGGCTTATACTCTTCAAGAGCCAACAAATTTATATCTGTGAACTCTTCTGCTTCTTTATCTTCTTCCCACTCATCTAATGCTCCACCAGATTTTTTATAAGTAACTGGAGACACCATAAATGTATCTGTAGTCAATTTGACTGCATCTCTAATGGCTCTATCGTCTGCCTCGCTTAATAAACTCATATCTTAAATTCTTTCGGCAGGAGAAAAGTTTTGAATGCTTCCTCCATCGTTACAACCACAATCACTAACTACAATAAAAGGCATTTCAATATTGCGTTCTCTATCAACTATCATATCTGCATTATCCCAACTAATCATACATCCTATCAAGGATGCTTTTCTTCTGGCGGATGCTTGGTACATTTCTAAAAGACCGTCTACAGAAGAACTCATACCTCCTTTTTTACTGTCAATTTGATCCCACTCCACTTCTACCGAGCCTGCTTTAGTTTTCTTCAAGTATTTACCCTCCGCAGTACCATCTTTAGTGCCGTCAGAAACTCCTCCAGTTTCTGCAATCATTCTATACAATAAAAGATAAACCGCAACTACATCAGCAACTACAACTCTTTGTTCTAATAAGTACTTTTCTTCATATCCTACCCAACTGTCAGTTTCTCCCTCTGGTCTTAATGTATTAATCATAAAACAAACTTCAAGTTCGCTCATAACTTCCAAAATAACCTCCCCAAGTTTGGTAAGATTTCCTGTATTATTAGTTAGGAATGGTAATCTATTGAACACCATTGTCGCTATGTCTAAATCTTTTCTATAATCTGTTACTGCCATTGTATTATATTTAAAAAGCCACTTACGGATAACTCCAGAAGTGGCTTTTGTTGTTTAATTCAAATAAATAAGTTATACCCTTATTATTTAGATTTTTTATTAGCCTCTGCTAACGCTTTTTTAGTATCAGCTAGTGCTGTCTTTGAAGCCTCTAAATCTTTGGCTAATTTCGTGTTAGATTTGTTCAAAGCCTCAATTTCTTTATTAGCTTGTCCTATTTCATCTCCTGCTTTCTTTGCATCTGCAATGGTAGTTTCTAACTCAACTATCTTTGCATCCTTTTCAGTAATGCTAGTGTTAGCTTCATTTAATTTACCTTGTACTTCCGCAACTTTTGCATCGCTTTCTTTGTTCAATTCTTTAGCAACCTCTTCTTTATTGCCTTGTGCTTCTGCAATGGCTAATTTTGCTTCATTTTCCTTAACCTCAATCAAGATGCCTCCTTTTATAGCTGCATTCACTTTTTTAGTGGTATTGAGTAATGTAGGAACACTCCCAGTAACTGAAATGTCCTGTGAAGCATCGTGGAAGATTGTACCAGCATCTCTTAACTTAACGTATTTTTTCATTGTGAAAAATTTTAATGGTTATACAAATAATCCAGTAAATCTTATTAGGACTTACTGGATAAACTTTTACTACTTGATGATAACATTCTCGGCAGCACTCACATCCATAAATGTAGGGAAACCTGCGAAGCTCTGCGTACCGTCCAAGATTAAACAAGCATCTCTGAACAATTTAGCATAACCAGTTGTTACAGTTGCATAAGTACCGCTCATCTGACGTTGAGCAATTCTCTCACTCTCTACTTGTAACGAAGTTGCGTTTAATTTGATTAAAGCAGCTTTGTTATCAATCAACATTAATTTAGGACCAGATGGCATAGCACCGTGTAGTAAATAATCCTGTGATTGAGGAATAGGAGTTTTAATGTTCAATGTCTTATGAGTTTGGTTACTGTTAGGAGACCATCCCTTGAACTCGTCAAGTAATAAGATTTCCAATGCAGCATCCTCCGCAGACAATAATCCACTAGGAGTTCTACCAATTCTACCCATACGCAACCAAGCACGTAATAAATCTTTGTATGCAATAGAACTTCCATTTTCTGTACCGATAACTGGTGCAGAGAAGTTAGAACTACCATTATCGCCATTGATTAAGACATCAACCGCCATAGCATCCATCCCTAATCCTAACTTAACTCCTGCATCTTGAAGATACATTGATAAGATGTTTAAGGAAACATATTTTTGAACCTCATCAGAGATTTGTAAACCTGTACCTATTTTGTGCAGTTTTACGTCTTTCTCTCCAAAAGATACGCTACCCACTTGGATAGTTTCTCCCTCATTGATAATCTCTGGAGTAGCATCACTCATATTAATATGAGGTAATGTAACTTTCTTTTGATCTACGGTTTCTTCCGATGCAATTAAAGACGGATAGATAGGATTTCTACGAAGTCCTAATCTAATTGCTTCTCTAATAACTTCTGGCTGTAACCAACGGAAGCCCTCATTAAAATCAGACATAGACGATAAACTGTCTAATGTATGAGATGATGGGTTAATTCCTAGAGCCATATATAAAGCATCAGCAGAACCAAAACCGAAACGGTCTTTAGCAATGTCTGCCAATGAATAATCAATGGTTCTTCTTTCTTTTGTACCTCCTCTTAAACTGTCAGCTTGTAATACAACTTGCTTGAAGTCTATAAGGATGTTTTCTCTAATTGCAGAGGCAGATAGCAAACCAGACCCCTCTTCTGGGGCGTTAGTTGGCACATTACCACCGTTTGCTAGAACGGATTTCTTAACCTGTCCTGCTCTTTTGTCAAATTCGCTTAATTGTTTAGGCATCTTCTTAAAAATTTATAGTGGTTATTATTATGCTTTAACGGTACTTGTTCTGTAAATCCCTACCCAAACATTTTCGCCATCGGATGCATCAGATAAAGCCATTCCAGAGACAAAGTTAGTCGCTACTGCTTTTTTGTATTGTGTTAATTTCTCATTTGCATTATCAATGCCAGAAACTGCTAGTTCGTCTGCTGTAACTATATCCCCATCCGCAGTACAACGCACTAAAGCGTTAAACTCTGTTTGAACTGTTACCTCATCCCCTGCTGTTCTGCTTCCTGCTACTACTAAACCTAATGGTCTATCAGTTACCGCAGCAATAGGTGCAACCTCTCCAGTTGGAGTAAGTTTTACCATTGTACCCCTTTGTAATACAGTAGCAGATACGAACCCTTTATTGATGCTGTATGCTTCTGCTATTTTACAAATCGTTTTGGGCGTATTCCCTAATGTATTCATATTGTAAATATTTAAGATTAAAATTCTATTTAATTATTCTTTGCCTCGAACTGCTCTACCTATAGACATACTTGAACCGCTATGTTTTGCGTAAATGTCCTCCGTAGTTAATGCTATTTGCTCTACAGTTTCTGGCTTCTCTTCTCCTGTAAAAGAAGAACGGAAGTTGAAATTTTCAGAGTTACAATCTGCACACGAGCCTGCAAATTTATGAGTAGCTGTTTTGGTGTACTGTTTAAGTAATCCCTCTACTTCTTCGTTTCCTGCTTTTTCAAACATAGCAACAACACTTGCGACTACATTTTCAGTACCTACTGCTACTTTGTACAATCTAACTGCTTCACTTCTCTTCATACCGATATATTTCTTACCGATTTCAGCATCTGCACTTAAACTTGTTACTTTAGTATCTAAAGACTTTTTGTCGTCTTTTAAAGTTACAATCTCTGCTTCTAAATTATGTATTGCTTCCAAACTAACAAAAGTATGGTCTGCAATAAATCTTCCTAAATCTACAGTAGTTGCATCTTTATTGGCTTCATCTTCTGCTTTAAAAACTTCCAACGCTTTGCCTTTAACTATTGCTAATTGTGCAAGACCATCTTTAGTTGTCCGTGTTTGCTCCGGTGCTACAAATGATAACTGTTTAGTATAGTTAATCATTTCCTCTGGTGTCGGTTTGTCTCCAACTTTTAAGTTGAATTGTCCTCCGAAAGCAGCAATAAATGCTACAATAAACTTATCCATATCTTTCGTATTTGTTTTAAAATTATTTTTACTTCTACGCGCCAAAGATAGCACATTTTCGCTTAACGCAAAATTTACGCATAAACTTCTAGCAGTCTCTGCATCTTCTGGCATCGCATCATTATCTTCAACATTGATTTTTGACATTTTGCCAAAAGACTGCTTTGCATAGTTGAAAACAGAACTAATATCAATATTCTTATGATTTCCGTTTGCATCAATAGCTTTAGCGAATGGGTCAGCCCCTAACCATACCAAAGAACTTTCGTGATAATTGTGTATAGTCTTAACCATACGTCTAATCATTTTACCATCCGAACCAATAGTACCTAATTTGTTTAAGAAGTCCCATTCATTTTCAAATGTATGGCTCATTTCCCAATCAAATTCTACAGTAACTGAATTAGAATAAATTGCACCAGAAATAACTCCTCTAGCCAATTTAGGGTCAACTACTTTATCAATAGCGACAATTCCGTCAATTCCAGCAGGAACGTCAATTCCATCGTCTTGTGTAAATGCTTTAGTCCACTTCACGCCATTAACCAAACCGCTCCAGTTGTTTAAATCTGTTTCGTGGTCTTTGTATAAAGGTACTCCATCTAAAAGAGGAGTCGATTTTTTCAATACTTTGACATCAGAAAAATCAGTAGCTTTCCAAGAACCTCCTCCAACTACGGTTGCAGAAATAAGTCTAAATGGAACTTCTAAATAATCTTCTGGTCTTGGTACAATGTCGGCAACCGTACTACGCTCGTAGTATTGAGGGTCGTTACCTAGCATTCCAAAATTTAGGCTATCTCTTTGACGAGAAAAGTCTTTACGGTATTCCTGCAATGCCTCTTCCGATAACATAGGCATAGATATACCAGACATACCTAAAGCAACTCTACCAGTAATTTCTTCTTTACTGTAGTTTACTTTGCTTCTAAATATTTTTTTCTTTGGCTTGTGCATAATGCAAATCTACTTATTAATTTTATTACTACAAAATTCGTTGATTACTTGGACTAATGTTTTTTATTAAAAACTCTGCGAAGCGCATAACTTCTTAGTATACTTACAAATGTAAAAAATATAGTTATTCCTACGTTTTTTAGTAGTGTACTCTCTATTCCGAATAAAGGAAATATTAAAAACGTGCTGCTCAATGATATTATAAACCCTATTACCGTATTAGTTACAGCCTCTACTAAACTTTGCTTTTTTGTCTGCATAATCTATTGTTTAAATCTCCATTTGAATCCTCCTGCTGTTATTCTTCTTCCTTTACAAACAGAAGTAATATTACTATTGTGTATTTTTAACTCCTGCTCTGCCTCTTTCATACTTCTCCATATTTTTAATACTGTTCCTTGTTTATTTAATTGCTCAATGCGCCTAGTGGGTAATAGACCAATTGAATAGGCGTGGAGCATATTAAACGACCTAGTACAATATTCTAAGTTACTAATATGGTTATTAGATTTGTTGCCATCTTTGTGGTTAACATAATTTTTACCTGCTTCTACCTCTAAGAATGTTTCTGCCATCAGTCTATGTAGATACTCAGTAAAATACTTATTATCTTTCCTTAGAGATATTATAACATAACCATCTTTTCTTGTGCTAGTTTTCCTGCGTACCCTATTGAGTGTCCTAGTTCTTCCGAGGTTATCTTTAATTCTTCTTTTAATGGAGTTAATCTTTCCTGTTTCTGTTATTCCGTAATTTGGAAATCTTTTTAATTTTGTATGTTTCATACTACAAATATAATAAAATTACAATATAGTACATAATTAAAATCAAAATATCATAGCACAGCAATAATAGTTCCTCTACAATTTGCGTGCTGAGGAGGCAATCCTATGCCTTTGTCTTGTAATTCGTCAGATGTGAGTCCCTCCATATCTTCTGCTTTCTTAAATATAGAAGTTACAAAAGGCGCATCCACGCCAACATATTCTGGATCAGAGTTTACTGTTTCTTTAAGTCGTGTAACTTCCTTGGTTACTGAAAATATTTTACCATTTAAGGCTATACAATAAGGGCAACTCAATCTATCTCCTACCTCTACAATTTCAAACTGCTCTACATCGGCTTCTTGCATATAAGAAACGGCAGCCGTGTTTCTCATTTTATTTACAGTAGTATTTACAATTCGAGACAACTTCCATTCTTGTTCCTCCAATACGTTACCAAATTTACTTTTAAATTTTGCTATAGCTTCTTTGTTGTTTCCTATCGGTAAATCTCCATCTAAATATTCATCTTTTAGATACTGGGTAACTTTTTTCTTCAAGTCCACATCTGTAATGAATTTACCTAAATACAAATTATCAACTCGCTTATAGTAGTCAATGGCTCTCAAATCTAAAGTACCGAATGTTCCCTTTGGTATTCCGTCAGCATTTTTAAATATGCTCTTATCTTTTCTGAAATAGGTGTAGACGTTTTTAACAAACTTATTAACGGTCTTTTTCTGTGGGATTGTAAAATTAACTTTCCAGTTTTTGTAAAGAGTGTACATAATGCTATCGTAAACAACTTTTTCAGTTGCTCCCTCTCCTAACTGGGCTAAACTTATTGCAATTTCTTTTACTGCTTTCTCTACGGCTGTAGAATATCTACCTTTAGTCTCAATTAAGTACAACCTAATAAACTGCTCTAATTCGGTTTCATCTTTTTTGGCAAATGTAGAAACTTTATGGTCTCCGCAATTACAACCCTCACTTTCATATTCGTATTCGGTCAAATGCCCTCCTAGACCATTGACGTATCGCTGTGTTACGTCCTCCAGACTAACGTTCTCTAGTTCCACGATAGAAGTTACATCTAAAACATCAAAAGTGTCTAAAAACTCGTTATTTAAGATTACTACGTTCTCTTTGGCTCTATCATTGTTAAAATATACATCTACAATTCTATATCCGCTACTGGTTGGAGAAAATTCACTTATAAGTGAAACTTGCCAAGGCAGTAATTTAGTATTCTCTTTTTTGTCTTTAGTCTTTGTTACGTCCTCTTTTCCTTTAGGTTCTTCTTCTTCTAAATCTACTGGTTTATTCGGATTAACTGCTAAAGCAGGAGCAGGACGAGGCTCTTCTTGGTCTGGGGCTTCTCTACCTAGTTCCTGTGCTACTACTTCTTGTGAAATAATACCTTGATTGTATTCTGTTTTAAGGTTTTCTATTAGGGCTTTACGTGCAACTTGTTTCTTTGTGCCATCCGTAATCATAGGAGGCTCAAATTCTATTTCTATGTTCTCAATAGCATATCCTGCTAATTGTAACTCCAATAAAAAAACATCTTCTAAAAAGGTCTCTACAATCTTTTGATAGTTTCCTACTTGGGTAGTCATTTTAGCCAATATAACTTGTGCTAAAGTTTCTGTAGTAGAGAAGTTTCTACCGAACATCAAAGGGTCTTGTTTCAGTCCTGCAAATAACTTAACGTCATTCATCTCAACTAAATCTTTAGCACCTTGAACATTTCCAGTAGTAGGTTGCAAATTGAATTTATGGCTTCCCTCAAATCCAACTACATATCCTTTTGATAACCCTTTCTCAATTTGAGGAGTAACTGACTTTAAATAGTTTTGAGTTCGCTTGAAATAATCTTTATCACTTTCTCCATTTTTAGCCGATGGACCATTCACTAAAACTTCAAGGAAACCTAAAATACCTAGCTTCTTAACTACGTGTTTTAAGTTTTCTCCCATATCTCTACTAATTTGAATATTCTCTAAAGAAGAAATAAATGGAGGTATTCCGTAAGGTTTTTCAGTTACTCTTCTTAATGGGTAATATTTGTAAGTAAAAGTGTTTAATTTAATTCCTGTAGGTGTTATTTTGCCTGCAATATGTTGGTAAGGAAAATAATCTTCTTGGTCTATGTCGTATTTAAAACGTATAGTTTTTGGAGATACTGTAACAATCTTACGAAGTCCATCTAAAGAGTTACTTGGTACAGCCTCCGCAGATAGTGTACCATTTACTGCTATTTGAGAAAGTAAATCGTTTACAAGAGAATTTAAACCTCCTTTGTACCATTGTTTAGATTTCTTCTTTAACAACGCTACCATCTCTTTGATTTGAGTGTCTGCCACTCCGTCATCAAAAGTAATGTTAGTTGGAAAAGAGCCTACGGTGTTCCCTAACTGCATAATGTTATCCACCGCATAAGAGACCTCCGCATTGTAAATAGAAAGGCTCTCCATTGCTCCCAGTAATTGAATATTGAAATCTGGAGTTATCATAGCCAATTCTGCCAATACGTTACCTATTGTAGAAGTTCCCTCTGCTGTAGTTTGACGACCTCCACTTACTGGCAAAGCATCCTCTTCTGTAGCTGTAGGTTTTTTCTTTTTTGCCAGTAAGTCGGCAAATGTGTTGCTATGTGTACCCATAAATTTTAATTATCTTCTGGCTCTGTTATTGCAAATAAATCGGTAATTCTTAATATTTGGTATTCTCTTCCTTTGTAATTAATTTTAGAGCCTGCAAATGATGAAAACAAAACAATGTCTCCCTCTTCTACTTTGTCCCATCCATCTACATTATCAGCCGTACCATCCAAGTTTTCTATTCTTTTTGATACCCTCAATACTTCTCCTTGGTCTGTTTTAGCATCATTCCCTGCGGTTGCTACTAAAATAATTCCAGATTTAGTTTTCTGCTCCTCTGGAACTAATAACCTCACTAAAACTCTATCGGCAAGAAGTCTTAAATTTGGTCTTTCTTTTACTTTGTTTTCGGTACTTTCCATAATATTGTGTCTTTTATTGTGTACGCAAATATAGGCATCTTTTGGTTGATAACAAAAAATGCCTTTGATACTATATCAAAGGCATTTTTATATTTTTAGTAATTTTTCTTTCTAGTTGCAACTAAAGGAATTGAACTTAAATCGTTCCCTAATTGAAGTAAATGTATTGTTCTTATAATTATTTATCTGCATATCGGTTATTCGATGTCCTGTAAGTCTATAAAGAGTATCTGCATAGGTTAGCTGTTTTTCTCTATCAATACTATTAAGCCGTCCGACATCATCTACGAATAAAGCTGTTACAGAGTTTCCAGATTGAGCCGTTACAGATGTCATTGGAATAAATCCTAATTCTGTACCGATGCGTGTTTCAAAAGTAACAACGCTAACTTCTAAAGTAGCTTGAATAGAGACCGTTTCGGCATCTGCTACAATTTCAATTTTGTCTCCTACATCTTCACTATCAAAAGTGGTGGAAAATCCGCTAAAGGATAATAAGACGACCATCAAAAACATTAAATTTTTAGTCCTCATTTTGATTAAGTACTAAATTAGCCTACTCTTAAAGATTTTCGGCTTCCTCTAGTGATTGTAAAACTACAACCATTTTTTATAAATACAAAATGATTAAAATAACCATTTGATAAATTCTACAAATTTTACTGCTACTGTTATTAATCCTGCAATTATAAGAAAAGCTACAATCAATATAAACCAGATAGGAGGTCTCCCTTTTGCTTTTGCTTTGAAAGTTCGTAATTCCTCTTCTTTAGGAGCAGTACTTGGTCTTGGAGTGGTTGTGCTTTTAGATAGCCCGTTCTTAAAAGGTTTCTCTTCATTACATCCGCAGTCCATATCAATTTCAACTTTGCCCAATCTTCTGCCCTCAACAAATTCTTCGGCAATTTTAAATGCTTTTGCTATTGATAAAGTGCCACCATTTGTTGCTGTATCTGAAACCAATGTTAGTGCTAAGTTATCTCTCATTTGAGATGCTTCTAATGGTGTAAGTTTCTTAATATTCATTTTATGATTTTATTAGTTGTAATATTCTTTCTTCTATTGGTATTTGATTTATCTTATCTACTAATCTATCAAAATCCATTTTGTGATAGTCTTGGAGACGATTTAAGGAACTGTCGTCTAATCGGTCTATAACTCTGAACTGAACCTCCTCTAAATAGTCGTCAATGACCTCTTTTAAATCTAATACAAACTCTCTAGTTAATTTACTTCTTCTATTGGCAACAAATACTTCATCGTACTTTAGCATCAACTTCTCAATATAAGGAGGTACGCTATTCGCCAACTGTCTGAATAGGACGTATTTTTCAACGTTGTACCCCTCTCCATTGGTTGTCTCTGTATCTGCGTAATATTGTTGATAAAAGAGGCTCAATCTATTGGTCTGTTTTGTTTTTTCAAATCTACTTCTTTTTTGGTTACAAACAAAATTTATTTATGAAATTTAGATTGACTTACTGGGTAATGCTTCAATTCTGACACTTTACCAAAGTCCTCGACTGCTTTTAATGTTTTAGATGAGGTGGTAGTCAATTTTTCTGTACATTGAGAAAATCGTTCCATTGCCATTGCCATTGCCATAGCTACTGCTATAATTCTATTTTTGTTTCTCATAATTAAACTTACTTTTAGTGCCCCCCAGAGGTCTCGAACCCAATAATTCCATTAACGTCTTAATAACAGTTCTTGCGGTTCTGCTTTCCAATGCTAAATTCTTATTTTTATCTGTGTTCCCTGTCTAATTAAATTCGTAGTGCTTACGCAATCATCCTGCAAGATGGGACAACAATTTAACATCGACCGAACGAGGGGGCGTGTCGGAGCGGAAAGTTATAGGAATGGACTACCGATTACCAACGACTTAACATTTTACGGAAGATAGCTGTACCTAGTATAGATGTCTCTAATCTTTCGCGCTCCTGTTAGTAAGTACCCACGAGAACAATTCAAATTTCTTGCCGATGTAATCTTACTAACGTTTATTTTAAAAGAGCAGAGTACTAACCCCTATAGTCTAGTTGGCATCCCCCAATGTTTATAGACTTTTTAACTTTCGTCTGCTCTTTGTTTTTTGGTAGTAGGAGAAGTATCGAACCTCTCAATCATCCCCTTTAATCGGTTCTGCATTAACCTTATGCTATCTACTACTTTTGAGAGTTTTAGAAATCTCCCAATCTCTCATATAAGTTTTAATTCCGTATTAACCAGAATACACTCATTAACGATGGAATGCAGGACGTGAGAATGATTAACTTTAATTCCCAAGTAAATTATCGGTAACTCACACCGTATTAGAGCAAATTAATGGAATAGTGTTTAGCCCTATACCTGTGCATCCTTGTTGATAGACCACTTTACTGGTCGGCAGTTCAACTAATTGAAAAACTGGGTTGTAATTTTTGTCAAATGAGACGACCTTATCTCATACCATTTAATATTTTGATTGATTGCTCATAATGGCTAAAGAGCAATAATCTTTATGTTATATCTTCAATTCCGTGTATTGCTACAAAACTGCTATTAGAATTTAAGCGGTGCTTACTGCAACCCTCAAATAATTCTTTAGCTTTATCTAAATTGTCTGCCTCCACTTCTATCTCTCTACGGTACGTTATTAGGTATTTTCTGCCCTCGTAAGCGACCATCGGCATATCTCCGCCATTCTCTTCAATCCAACTAGAGATGTATCGTCCAAACTCGTCTGCGGAGTTCTCATCTTCCCATTCGGCTTGTGTTGTAGAAATTCTCCTAACAACTCCTATCTCTACTGCTCTTTCAATTATTGCAAGGCTTCTTTTGTCTCCATAGAAACCGCCCTTTAAGGACGGTCTATTTAATGCTTCTTGTACGGCTGTTACCGTTAATACTGCTAATAACATTATGCTACTGGTATTACGTTATAACCTAAAATCTTTGCAGTCCGCTCTACTCCATCGTCAGAAGATACGGCCTCTGTTGCTGTTTGAAGTGCCATTAAAGATAATATGCTAACTTCTTCTACTGTGTACGTTTTTAAATTTTTCATCTGACTGGATTTTAATTTGTTTAAGTTGGTATGGTTCGTTCCTCCCAACATTCAAAGGTACAAAAATTTTGTTTATAAACAAAACAAATTATAACTTTTTTTGAAAAAATTTTATTTTAGTGGTCTAACTTTCACACTAAACTCTAATATATCGTCTCCATCTATGTACTCCTGCAACGTTGGTACTACTATGTATAAAGTATTATCTTCAATGTAATAATCGGTGTAGATGTCCTCTATAACCGTTCCTACTACTCTTTCAACTGCTTCATTGATTTGCTTCGACTGGTCTAACTTACCGTTACCGTCAATCTCTACTGCTTGGCTGTTAATCCCTCCTTTAATTGCTTCGTGCAGAAGTTCTTTTAAAGAGTACAATTTAGCGAAATTACCGCACTCACAAGCTATCTCTAAATCATTTTCTTTAGCAAAAGCTATAACTTCCTGCTCTAGCACAAATTCAATGGCTCTCTGCTGTTCTCCAGTTAGCTTTTGGTTTTTAGGTAGCATCATTGATATTGATCCATTGTGCATCTGAATAATTCCAGTAATGTGGCTATCCTGTAGGAATTTATTTACTCTATGCTCTATTTTAGCATTTAGTTGTTCTTGTTGTATGTGGTTCATTACTTAAAGAATTGTTGGTTAGCATGAGTTACTGCAAAGCCTCTATTTATGAAACTGCAAATAGAGTTTTCTACTTTCTCACAAAGCACCTCTTCTGATGGTACTATTTCAATTTTGTTCTCTGTCTTTACTACGTGATAATACATATCTAATATCTTTTTAATTGGTAGAATGCACTTATATCTCTTATGGTCTTTAATTACATAGAACTCGTCTTTAGTAATCTCTTTAGAAGTTTTAAACTCTTCTTCTAATTGCTCTACTGACATCGCTTGGTAATCGTCCCATCCTATAATAACTCGGACATCTGAAACACTCTTTTCAAATTTATACATATGAGCCACTTGGTCGTCATCGTTTTGTTCAGAGGCATATCTTCTGTTTACTATGTTGCATAATTTCTGTAATCTTTCTAAATTAGTGAATTTACTTTTACTCATCTTGACTGGTTTTAATTGTTTAACAAAACAAAGATATAAAAAATTTTGTTTATAAACAAATAAAAACTTACTTTTATTCCGTTCCATCGTGTTTACGGTGGCACGGTCTGCCTCTCATAGTGATATTACTTACATCGTAGGCTGATTCTGACATTCCTTGCTTTTGACATTGATCTACGGATATATCATGAGAACAGTCTATTGGTTTACAATCGTTCTGTTTGCAGTCCTCACAAAAGACGTAGCCGTGTTCATCTATCATCTGCTCAATCTTTTCAGCTTTGGCTTCTCTAACTCTGGCATCAATTACCGTCTTTAGGATGCGCTCTCCGGATGAGGTTTGGTAACTATTTGCCATTAGTTACATTTTCGCATACTGCTACTTTATCCTTTAATTTAACTAGATTTTCTAAATGTTCATCAAATCTAAACTCTTTAAATTTAGATATTAGTATAGATTTCGTAGAGCCTTTAGTAAGTACCCTAGAATAACAATCTACATCAAGTACCTGTGCGAGTAGTTTGGCATCATTGTCGAAAGTTATATAGTTATCTTCCGAGTGTAATAAAACTATAGCATCAGAATATTTAGGCTTAATTTTATTGTATTGATTAAATAGTGTCTCCATTATCTCCAAATATTAGCGTGGTTATTCTTTTGAGTTTTACGACTGTGCTTACTCACTTTGTTTTTATGTGAAAGACTTTTGGTGCAGTCATTTCGGTCATCAAATATCTTACAACCAGAGACCCTGTTATGCTTATCATATTCGGGACATTTATCTCCCGTTCCACATCTTTTACTTGCCATAATTAAGCGTTTATATCGGTTAAGTAGTATTGCGTAATAGTTTTAGATGAGGTATAATTTTTTACTATAATACCTTTCTGCTCATTTTCTTCATTGTAGTAAAAATGCTTTTTAGCACTCTCTAAATGTTCCGTATTTAGAAAATCTGCACTTGTATTAGTAAAGATTTTGTAAAACGTTTTGCTTGTTACTTCTATGTTCATTTATCTAAAATTTTTAGTGCTTCCTCATCCTTATCCTTATCTGACAATCTACCTAAAATGTCGCAGCCTCTATCATCACAAATTATAGAACCTTGTTGCCTATTTTCTTTAAACAGATTAGTCCCGAAAAAATGGGTTTTAGGTTCGTGATAATATGCACCTAATAATTTATGTGCAATTTTAGCCTCTACAATTTTAGTGTCTATTTCATTTAACTTTAAAATGCTCTTATCTTTTGCAGGAGTTGTGTAGGTTAAACTTCCATAATAGCCGTTCTGCACAACTACATATTCAAAAGTTTTAATATTAACATAGAAATCATAATGCCCAGCTAATTCAGAACCCTCTATAGGCAAGAAATTATATTCTCTAAACCCAAAAATATGTTCAGTTAGAACTGTAATGTTGCCACTACTGGCTCTTACTGTATCTAAAGATTTACCGTTCCATCCGCTTATTCTACTAAACGATTTAGATTGCAGGAACTCCATTGTTACTTCTGTTCCCATTACATCAAAAGGTATTTAGCGTAAAGGTCTCCAAATTCGTGGATTAGTTTGCGTTCGTTACCATCATCTGCTCTACGTAGTGCTAAAGCCATAGCCTGTGCAAATGAGCCTCCATACTTTTGACAATTATTATAGATGAGGTTGATGTCATCTCTAGTTGGATTAATTTTAGCTTTCTCGCTATCGTCAATCTCTACAATTAGGGTTTCTATACTTCTACCTAATCCTAAATCGGTCTTGTTTCCAACTGTAGTATCAACTAATTCAGTTCCCTTTAATTGGGGAACTCGTAGAAGATTTCTAACTTTAGTTCCTAGTTTCTGTACTTGGTCTGTGTTTAGTTCTCTCATCTTATAGTCCGCTTATAAAGTTATAATGTTTAGTGCAGTATGCACATACTTCTCTACATTTAGCATCTACTGGCATATCTCCAATTATTGCTGCTATTATTTTGTGGCTTCTTTCTTGGGTAACTTCTTTGCCCATTACTAAATTGTAACCGTGTAGTGTATCGTTTATAAATCCGATAATAGTTTTTGCTTCTTTCATTTTGACTGGTTTTTATTGTTTAGTTGTAATAAAGCTATCTACTCGTAATCCAGATAACTTAAAAAGTTTTTGATTGTATCCTTTCACATCGCTAATGAAGTCATTATTACAAGTTCCTGTCATTAAAGTTGCAGCTTTATTTGCCTCCTCTAAAGTAGGGTAAGGTGTAAATCCATCATAAGGTTCTTGCCCCTCATTCTGGTAAGTAGTAAATACCGTTTTAGATTTGAAGTTCTCATTAATCTGTAAAGTAACGTCTGTAATTCGTGTTCTCATAATTTACTGGTTTTGTTTAACAATTCAAAGGTACAAAAATTTTGTTTATAAACAAAGAAAAACTTACTTTTATTTCATTTTAGCCTAAAATTACAATCCCAATGAGGGCGTGGGCTAGGTCTCCATTGCTTCTACGGTGGGTACAACTTTTTTCTAATCTAATCCCTCGCCTCCCAAGAAAGCAGCAAAACCTCTATTCTCTGCTCTATATCCTTTTCGTACCCAGTTCCAATATACAACTGCATCTGCTACGTTAGGAGATTTACCGCCTAGACGTTTCTTAATATTCTCTTTTCCCTCTATGGTTATCATAGAATTAGATGCTTCAAACTTTGGTATGCAGAGTTCCTTACATAATTGGGCTAACATCACTTTATCATCTCCAAGGTCTATGTTAATAAAACCTCTACGGATGTCCTCACGAAGTTCCCAATACATTTGCCCTCTTAAATTCTGAAATCGGTACATTGGTGCAAGTATCTTTTTTCCTGCCTCCCAACGCTCCTCTTTGGGTATAACTTCTGTCCATTGTCCTCCAGATAATGATTGAACTCTAAAGTTGTCATCTACAAAAGCGTTTACTGTAGCCACTCCTACTCCTACACTATCCACGCCCACGAATTGAGCATTAATATTGTAGTCGTCTAATACTGGAACTTCATAATCACAATAACCTTTAATTCCTAGTGCTGTACTGTCCATATATAGATTATAAGCAAGGTGGGTAGCGTTCTCACATTGGAACTCAAATACTGCTTTAATCGTGTTAAGTTCTCCAAATACAAGTGAGGCTTTATCTCCATTGGTAGAGTTTGCAACATCCACTCCTACTGCATTCTGACTACTGACTTTCGGATCATCTGTATTTTCTGTATTAACACATTTTTCTATCCACTCCATCTTAATCAAACTATCCGTAGATTGTGCAGGACTGATGCCTCGTACCATTGCCTGCCATAGTGGGCTACTTTCTCCGTAGTTGTCGCTTCTTGAATTGATAGAAGATTGAGTAATAGCCCCTGCAAACATCTCATTTTGGTTTACTATGTTTGGGTGGTCAAGACTGGATGCCCTAATTGCAAAGCAGTCTTTTTGAATTGAGAACTGGTGTAAAGCATCGAACTCGTTGTTAGGGTTTCCTACTCCTATGATGAAGTTAGTGTTACCAGTACAAGTGTTTTGAAGGGCAGTTATAATTGATGGTGGAATACCTGTACACTCCTCCAGAATGATTAACATAAACTTCCTGTGGAAACCTCTGGCTTTATCTTCACTCTCTTTGTTAGAAGATGTCCCTGTAATGAAACCAGTCGCCTGCCACGCATTAGACCTAGCGAGTGTTTTCTCCTCTTCGGTCATACTATCGTTAATGTTCCACTCCATCGCTAACTTTAGTTGCCACTTTTGAGAGTTTGGTCTCAATTTCTTAATCTTTGGATATAGCATACTAATTTCAGACCAAAGACCGCCTTTCAACTGGTTTTCTGACGGGCAAGTTGTTAGTACCAAAGAATTATCAAAGCAATCTAAAAACCATAATACGATACGAGCCAAGCAATATGTTTTACCTGTATTGTGAGTAACAACAAAATTACTCATTAAATATAAATTATTCCCATCTAGTTCAAAACCGTAATAGTCTCCTACTTCCTTAACCTTTACATTAAATCCTGTAAATAGTACATTTTTATTGTGTATTCTTTTGGGTGTTTTCTTTCTAGGTACTAATACTGGTACTATATTACAATATCCGCTGATGTTGATTCTGTAGACCCCTTTGAAATCGTTTTCATAATACTGACTATTAGCCATAAAACCCAAACTTCTGCATAAGTATAAAATATCTTCTGAAAGTCCTTTTAATGCCGTAGAATACTCAAAGCCTTTCCCATCACGGATGCCGTCGCTATCTATAAGACCTGCTAGCAGTTTAAGTCTGTCTTTCCTGTTAGAAGTAAGATAATTTTTTGGTATTCTTTTTTCCTTTTGTACTAAAGTTGTTTCTAAGTATCTCTTTAAGTTATTTCTGCCTCCTCCGTAGGTTATTAGATAATTAGGAGTTCTAGTACCTTGACTGTCTCTTTTACTTACCCTAGCCCCTATGGTTTGTGCAAATTCATATATGTAAGCTACAATCTCTGCATCTATATTAGTTATTGCAGGAGAATTTGTACTGCCATCTCCTAGCCATAACCCCATAAAGTAAGGACAATACGCTAGCTTCTTCTTTCTGAAACTTACTCCAGTACTGTGCTGCTTATAATTATGTTTTTTCCTGCTGCTCCAATTGAGGTAGTCTCTCACACTAACATTTTCTGTTAGTGGATAACTCCTACCTTTTATTTTTTTATCTCCTGTTAGTTTAAGATTTAGAATGTGAGAAGCGTTTACAGTATATGGTTCTCCTTTGTTGGGTACTATTTTGTACATTAACTCTTTGCCTCTATGTAATTTAAGTACATTTCTAGGTTTAGAATCATCCCCCATAATCTTGTCTCCTATCTCTATGTCTTGAACCTTTTTAATGCTGCCGTTGTGCATTAAAATACCTTGTCCGTAAGCGTGGCATCCTGTACCGCTCTCTACTGCTACATTCTTATAAGTTGGTAGTTTGCCCTCCGATACTTCTTTGTAAGATGCTCCAAGGATATTCCAAGCTGTAGCAAGTGGGTCTTTAGTTCCGTCCCATTCGTGAGTATCGTAGCCCTCATTTAGAGACCATAGAAAATCTTTTGGGTCTTCCCCTAAACGCTCTTCTAACCATAGCATAGGATTTTTACGCCATCGTTCATTCTGCTTTATTTCAGCAAGCTGTTTTAATGCTCTTATTTGTCTCGGACTATACTTTTTAGCCATATTCGTTTTTAAGCGTTTTAAGAGGTTATTTTTTACTCAAAGGTATAAACACTCCAGAAAATATTTTAAATGAACTGTATATAGCTTTCTAATCGTCTCCCTCAATTATTCTTAATAATTCCTCTACCGATTTCTCTTTCATATCATTTTTAGTAATTTCGGTGTTGAGGTTGTGCTGTGTTTCAATGTAGCCTCTATGCTTTCCTTTAGTTTTTAAGTGAAATATTATAGATGCCTCCTTTCCGTTCTGAATGTTCTTACGCAAAGCAGCCTCCGAGAAGTCCAAGTCAATTTCTACCGCCTCCTCACAAGCAAGCCTATATTTCTCATCCTGCTCCATCCATAAATAATGAGTTTTTCTGTCAATGCCTACAGCCCTTGTAGATGCAGTTACATTTCCAAGAGTTTGATGGATGGCTCGTACCATTGCTTTCTTCTTTTGTGCTTTACTTAGTTTAGCTATGGTAGGTTTTTTCTGTTCTGTCATTGTGTCTCCTTTTTTATGGGCGTGTATTTTTGTGGAAAATTTTGGTTACAAACATACAACTTTTTATACATATTTACAACAACCTCTTGTATTTAAAAGAAAATATGCGAACCTAGTAATTTTACCTACTTTGCTCACATATTTTTAAATCTTTTATTTTTGTACTACTTTGGTATCAATTCTTCTTTATTAGTGGATAAAGCTATCGGTTGCATAGGTCTGTTGCCTGTTAATTGTTTAAACCAAATCTCCCCAGTTGCATACATTCTGCTTATCTCTTCTTCTGTGAGTTTGAAACAAAACGTAACACTACCCTCTTCTTTGTTATGGAATGCAGGCAAGGTAGCGTACTCTGGTTGATGCTCTGCTATTCGTAAATTTACCTCTGGAAACTCTGATGCTTCCATACTACTCTTTTGATTTATCTACAATCATTCCATTTTCCATATCATCTGTAGTTTTCTCAACAACATTCTTTTCAGTTCTGTATTGAACACAAAGTCTGTTAGCAATATGGTTAAATCCTAAATTATCTACTTGGTCTCCTGTTATTTTTCTGTAGATGTCTGATGGTGCTACTGTAGCCATTGCGTGGATGAAGTCTGTAAGTTCATCTTCTTCCATATTAATATGATGCTCGCTATCTTCATTGAAAATAGTATCTGCTAACGCTTCTATGATTTGGTGGGCAAACATTGTCCAGTTAGGTGTATCTGTCTTTGCCGTTAGTTTCTATATTTAGCCGTGATTTCGTACAACTGACCTACTGTAACTACTGCTTCTGCCTCCTTATCTGGTAGATTACAATTAAAGTCTTTTTCAACTAACATTATTACTTCTACTCTATCTAGGCTGTCTAATCCTAAATCGTTTTCTAAATGTGTCTCTTCTGTAATTGGAGCATCCAAATCTAGGTTGGTATAACCTATTAGCATTTCGTTAATTTGGTCTTGTAAACTTTTGTCCATAATCTCGGTATTTATGTTAATATTAATTTATCTTTTATTGCCAAAACTATCGTAACCTTTTTCTTCCCTCCAAAAATATCCTGCTTCTGCCCAAACTACAGATACATAAGCCTGTTGAGTGTTGCACATTTTAGCAGTTGATTTAGGATTTACAAAACCTATGCACGATAGTATTTTCTGTTTTTTATTCATCTTCTATTGCAAATGGTATTCCAGAGTTCGCATCAAATTCGTGCAGGCAGTCTGGACATATACATTCTATGATTATTGGGTCTTCATCTCCACTGGTTTTAGTCATAGCCTTAATTGGTTCTACTGGGGCAAAACTTGGAAACGCTAATTGCATTAACTCATCATCTTTAGTGTAGTCTGCAAGTGCTGCTCCTTTCATATCAAAATCAAGTTCAGAAAATTCTCCTACCTTGTTGTCTGCTATTCTGTATTCTCTTATCTTTAAATCTGGGAGGTCCAATACTACTACTGGTATCTCTTCTAAGTCTAAATTACGTGCTGCATTATATCTTGAATGTCCTGTAACAATTACATAATCTTTATCAACTGTGATTGGAACTAAAAATCCGTAGCGTGTTATTGCCTCCTCCAGTAGTTTTATAGATTTAGCATTGAAACGTGGATTGTTTGAATACGGTCTAATTTTTAAAAGAGACACCATTTCAATTTCCATATTGGTTGTATCTATTTTATTCGCCATATACTCTTATTTCAAATTTAGAACCACATTTAGGACAAGTAACCTCTCTGTCTTTGTCATTAGTTCTAACTTTATTAAATTTATTATGCTCTGACTTCCCTGCTTTATCAAGGTCGTATTCAGTAATATCTTTAATCTTACCTCCCAAAGATTGATTTAGAAGATTATCAAGTGCAGACCCCTCATCAAACATAGATGCAAAAGTGTCCCAAGTTGTGCTGTCTCCTAATTCCTTAATCATTCTCAACTCCTGCCCTAACTTTACATCGTGCCATTCGGCAGCCTGTGAGATAGCATTGTCAAGAAGTCTCATTTTATCTTTAGCAACTTCGTCCTGCTCCTGTACTTCCATAACCAAGACCTCTTTAACTTTGAGTTGTAGAAGTGCTTGATGTCTTACGTGCCCTGCTATAATTACATTT